GAGCGCGGAGGCGGTGGTGGTGGAAGCAAGTACGTTATTTGATGAAGATATTATCGGGATCAGTATGTGGCAGTGAGCAATTTTTAACCACTCACCCCGCCAAAGAACGGCGGGGCAGGTGACACAAAGATCACGAAGGAGAAAGATCATGAAGAAAATTCAAAAAGGCAAGGCGCTCGAGGAGCTGGTAAAGGGGAGCATGGATTACACCATGCAGTTGATCCGTGATGCGTTCAGGACGCAATTTCTGAATGACGGGATGATGAGTTTTTATATCAATGAAATTTTCTCCGATCATGTGATCGTCTCGGATTGGAGTTCTCCGAGCATGCTGAAGACCGATGAATATTGGAAGGTGACGTATACGAAGGCAAACGCTTCGTCTGCGTCTGACGGCTCCGCTCAGCACGAGTATGTGTTTGCTGCGCGGGATGCGTGGGAGATCGTGGAGCTGGCCTATCAGCCGCAGACCCCATCCCCAGCCCTTCCCCAAATGGCTGAACGCAATTTGGAGAAGGGAGCAAAGCGGAAGAAAGGGCAACGGATCGAAGAGCGGATCGAAGTTGTGGCTGTGCTGGAGGAAGCACAGGAGGGGCAGCCGCGCAAGATCCGCATTGATGGTGCAATGACGGCGGATGTTGTCAATGGCAACAAACGCCGATATCCCAGTGCTGTGCTCAAGTTGGCGGTCGAGGAATTACGCGGCCATCTGAACGAGAGCGCAGGGCAGGGCCGAGCCATTCAGGTACTCGGCGAGGCAGAACATCCATCCGATAAGGGTGGGCGTCCGAATTTACTGGAGACCGTGACGAAGTGGGATGACGTTTCGTTCAACGGTGAACACGTGGACCTGGTGGGGCGCGTGCTCGAGACCAGCAAAGGCAAGGACATCCTGACCCTTATGGAAAGCGGCGTGATGCCTGGCGTGTCGATGCGTGGCTATGGTGAAGGCAGAAACGTGAAGGAAGGCGAAGAAAAAATTTTTGAAGTGGCGGAACTGCATATCACAGGCTTCGACCTGGTGCTGGAACCGTCCTTTGAAAATGCCGCCGAATTATTTGAATCTCAATCATCTATGGAGGATGACATGAACGAAATGTTGGAGCAACTCAAGAAATTACTTGCCGAGCATCCTGAACTGTTTGGCAAGGGCATGAACGAAGCGCAGCTCGAAGCGCTGAATGAGAAGCAATTGAAGAAGCTAGATGAGTCGCTGCGCAGTGCGCTGGGGATCGATGCCAATGCGAACATCATCGAGGCTGTGAAGGCCAATGCAGACAAGGCGAAGCTCTACGATGCGATGCAGGCCAAGTCTGCGGTGGATGCGGCGATCACCGAGGCTACGAAGGATCTCCCGTTCGGCAAGAAACTGAATGAGATGTTCATCGAGTCAATCAACGAGGCCGAGCTCGCCACGCCTGAAGCGGTGAAGAAATTCGCCGAGAGCAAGCGCAAGGAATATGGCAAGCTGGCTGCGATGGAAGAACTGAAGAAAAAGGGTTTCAAGGCTTCAGGGATCACCGGTGTTGCGCCTGTCATCGAAGGAGAGGCGGGCACACCTGGTTTTGCACGTGCGTCCTTCCAGCTGGTGGAATCCATCCGCCGGGCTGAGAACCTGCCTGCACGTGATCTCACCAAGGGTGTGACTGCTGGGGAGGTTTTCACACTGCGTTTGCTCGAGCGCTTCGATGCGCTGTATCAGAGGCAGTTGATCGCCGAGAGCCAGGCGCTGGAGGAAGCCGAGCTCACGACCGATCTCAACATACCCTATAGCGTAAGCCGCGCGATCATCGAAGAGGCATTCCCCAATCTCGTTGCAGCCGGGATCTTCGACGTGGGCATCATCGAGACATCCCCGACCCGCCTGTATTTCGAGACGACCACCGGCGAGACTGGCTATGCCGTCGATGTGACCGATGAAGTTGTGACAGGCGGAGCGGAGGATACCTGGTATGGCCTTGATTTTGGGCGCGTCACGCCTGGCAGCGTGACCGTCACCAGCAACCCCGCAGGCACCACCTATGTGGAGGGCACGGATTACGTGATCAATTATGCGGACGGCAGGATCAAATTCCTGACGGCTGGCGATATCGGCGCCAATGATGTGCTTGTGGATTACAGTTATAGCGCGATCCGCACGGGTGAGATGGCTCCGATCGAGCGGGTCAAGACCACGCTGGCATATAAGACCATCGAAGCCGCGGCTGACCGCCTGGCTGACCAGATCTCGCGTGAGGCGATAGTGTTCTCACGCTCACAATTGGGTTGGGATGCGGTCGCCCGCACAATGGCCAACCTGGTGCGCCAGGTACGCCGCAAAATCGACCAGGGCCTGCTCTACATGGCATTCTCTGCGGTCAAATCTGTCCCCAGCAACAGCACCACCGCATGGACGGTTGGAGCAACACAAGACGACCTGGCTGAGTTGGTGCGCCTGATGGGCAATGCGAACGTGATCGTCGCCAACCGGTTCTATGAGCCAACCTTCTTCCTGGCGAGCGTGACGAACGCAGACCGGCTTTCGAACTGGGAAGGCTTCAAGCGCGATGGCTGGCCGAATGCGATCCTGAACGCGGCCGGCTTTGCCGGTGGTGTGAAGGGCAAGCCGATCTTCGCTTCGACGGAGTTCCCCGATACCCTGATCATCGCGGGCAACCGCGAGCTGGTGCAGCATCGTGTGTTCCAGCCATTGTCGATCCGGGGACCGTTCCCGACCTACGATGTGAGCGGCGGAACGTCCAAGCTCGTTGCGGCTGATCAGTATTACGCCGAAGAGTTCAACGTGACGGAAAGCACCGTGAATGAGAAGGGTGCATTCGTTCCGATCGAAGATGCGGCTTCGTAGGCCCCCCTGTCGCTCGCTTTCAGCGGCGACATCCCCCCAAATATCCCGTAGGGTATTTGGGGGGAGATTGAGGAGTAATGGCAGTGAAGAATTGGGCAAGGCCGGTTGATTTTTTTGCAACACGCTCGAACTATATCGATCATATGGCGCCTGTGTGGTTTGCGCTGGATGAAGAGATACGCGGTTCGTTCTATGTGCCTGCCCTAATTCAAGAGTATGCCATCAGCAAGGGTCTGGACGTAGTGCCGCTGAAACCCCCAGGCATCAACAATAAATTGGATGTCGCACCGGGCGGAGACGGTCCGCTGGTGACATGCGGATATAACGATCTGCAGCGGGCATTGCACAAGAAACCCCGCAGGCCCATGATCTTCATGCAGCATGGGATCGGACTGACGTTCCAGAATAACGCTTATGCAGGCGGAGCAGGAATGCAGCGGGATGTCAGTCTGTTCCTGGACCCGAATGAGCATACGCGCGCATTGATCGCAAAGACGTTTCCACATAAAGCGGGGGCGGTGATCGGGACGCCGAAGATGGACCAGTTTGCCCCCCTGCCTTCGGCATCCCCCGAAATGCGGGAGAGCGCCGAATTTGGGGGGAGAAAACCGGTTGTGTGTATATCGTTTCATTGGGATGGAGCGAGGATCGCTCCGGAGGCGGGGAGTGCGTTTGCGCATTACAAGTCCATTTTGCCGGAGCTGGCCAGGCAGGAAAATTTCACATTGATTGGGCATGGACATCCGCGGGCAATGGATATGCTGTCAGATTTTTATAGGCGATGCGGCATCGAGCCGGTATGGGATTTCGATGAGGTCATGCGCATGGCTGATCTTTATGTCAACGATTGCTCAAGCACCTATATTGAATTTTGTGTGACGGGCAAGCCGGTCATCATTTTGAATGCCCCGGAGTTCAGACGCAACGTCCATCTCGGGATTCGGTTCTGGGAGTACACGGATGTGGGTCCGCAGGTGAATGAACCAGGGGAACTGCTTTCAGCGATCGGCGATCAGCTTTCAGCCAAGAGCGAAACGTTTCAATCTGCTCAGCGCGAGGCAGTCAAAGATTTGTATCCTTATCTGGGCACATCTGCACAACGGGCGGCGGAGGTCATCCAGGAATTCGTGCTATCGAAGGCTCCGGCTCCGACCAGGATCGAAACCGTGAACGCCGAATCGATTGGACTTTTGTACATGAGCTTTGGCCAGCGTGCGGCGACCGAGATCCGCAAGAGCATGGCATCGCTCAGGAATGTGGGCTTGAAGATTCCCGTGTGTGTGGTGGGTGATACGCCTGTGAAAGGGACGCAGTTCATCGCATGGGAAGGGGAAAGCCCATTCGATGCGAGCCAGAGAGAAAATTTTCAGTTCAGGGCGGGACGAGTGAAGCCATTTTTGTATGGGCTGACGCCATTCGAGCGGACGCTGTATATCGATGCGGATACCGAGTTCATGTCCGATATTTTGACGGGCTTCGAGATTCTGGATGCATATGATATGGCGCTGGCTGAGGAATTATTGAGTGTGGGCCAGCTGTACAACAAACCACGCGCAGGCTGGGAGATCAACATCATGGAACGGGACGCAACGATCGAGGAGTTGGGCGGTGATCCGAAAAAAAAGTTTTTGAATTCGGGCGTGATCTTCTTCAGGAAAGGCGAACAGGTGGAGGCATTGTTCGAAGCGTGGGGCAGGCAGTGGCTGAGATGGCAGCAGTGGGATGAGCAGCTGTCCCTGATGCGGGCTTTGCAGGAATGTCCCGTCAATTACAAGGCTTTGCCTGTCGATTGGAATCATCCACATCGAAACAAGGCGAGGATCATTTTTCATAATTATGGAAGGGCGACGGCGAGGATGAACATAAAAGAAATGGAGACTATAGCATGAATGCAAATTTGCCAAGGATCAGTGATGTAGATGCGGTTGAAATCGCACGAGTTGTGCGGCCGCTGACGGATATCAACGAACGTGAATGCGTGGCAAAACTGGCTGCGGACGTTTCGCCTGGCGGGTTGATCGTCGAGATCGGTTCGCTGTACGGCGGGATGACGGCTGTGCTCGGACTGGCCAGGCCGGATGCGAAAATAATTTCCATCGATGATTACTCCTGGCATCCTGCGGATGATGTGCCCACCAGCAAGGAATTATTACTGGCGAACATGAAGAGCGTGGGCGTGAAGAACGTGACAGCCAGGGAAGGTGACAGTCGTGCGATCGGGAAGACCTGGAAAAGGAAAATCGATCTGCTTTGGATCGATGGCG